CGCCTGGCCGATGAGGCCGCCCGGCGGCTTGACGATCGCTCGGGCCTTCGGGAATGGAAAAGGTCATGAAATCTCGCCTCCGGAGTTGGTGGCTAGGCTTGCCATTCCCGCTTTGGACCCTTAGCGCCTGCAAGCCCTTTTCGCCATGGTGCTTTATCGAGGAGATCTTGTCGGCCGCCTTCCCGCTCACCTTTGGATGGGGCGATCCGGATAAAGGATTGTGGCACGAGACCTTTATGAGCGAGTGGATTCACGATAAGCACAACGCCGCCATTGAGAAGTATTACGACAAGAGGGATCGTGCTCGACGTTAAAGAAATGACGCCGGACGAGTTGTTTGCGCATCTGGGCGTTCCAGATATGCCCGACGAGGACCGTGTCGACCTACTTGCTCACATGCACGCTTGGTCCCGAACGGTGCCGCCGAGCCCCAATCAATGGTGGCTCAAGGCGCTCTTCCTCGCTGCCGCCTGGAGAAGGGCGAACGGATGACCGTTGAGGATATTGACGAAGACCTGGGCGTATTCGTCGGCTCAGAAATCCTCGACTACGACGAGGAAAACGACGTTATCTACTACGCCCTTTACTACAGGGATCGGGAAATGAAGTGATGATTGAAACAACCCTGCCCCCGCTCACTCCGCAGGACTTCGAAACCCCGCTCGACGGACGTACTTACCCATTCTTCGAGGATGAGGATGCGTGGGGACTGTATGCATATGGGGATATCGATCCGATGGAGTTCGCGCGCTTGGCCAACATCTACGACATCGTGGTCGGCGGACTGGCCCCCGAAGACGCCCGCTACGAAGCCGAGGATGTTTACGTTCAATGGGCCGTGCGCATTGACGAGGAGCGGTTCAAGTGGGTCAAATCTGACACTCCCAACGCCTTCCCCGTGGCAGTCCTGGACCGATGAGTGCCGAAGGAGAAATCGGATGGCAATAGTGGTTCTCACTAAAGACCACGGGGAGATCCCGCACAAGGAAGCGGTGAGCGCTTCGCACTCGGATGACGGGTTTCTGGAGATCGAGACACATAGCGGGGACTCGATCGCGCTCTACGCGCCGGGCACCTGGGTGTCGGCGACGAAGGTCGAGCTGACGAAAGAGGTCGTTAAGGCGAAGCCTCGGGCGTGGTACTGCTGGACTTCGGTTCCCGAGGGCGTCGTCGTAACCGACAAGTGCGGCGGAACCTACCGACGAGGGCAGGGAGGCTCCTGGGAGGTCCTGCTCGACTACGACTTCGATCTGTCGGAGTGGGAAGAGTCTTCCGTACCCGTCGGGGACCGGAACCTCTACGCCCCCTTCACCGAGGTGATCGCATGACCGAATCCATCCTCGACGGGGCAATGGCCGCCGAAGAGATCCTCCGCGAACTCGCCAAGCCCCTCGATCCTGACGCCCGGATGCAAGCCCATTACTACGGCTTTGAGCCTACGGGTTTGGCGGTGATTGACCGCATCCTCTCGGCGGTAGCCACCGCCGGGAAGAGGTACCACGACACCTCGGAGTGGAACGACCCGTGGAGCGATGAAGAAATGACCCAAGAGGACTGCATTCAGATGGCGGCGGAGGAGTCCGCCGAGCAGGTCCGCCTACTCCTCGCCGTAGCGGAGTCACTCCTCGTGGGGGAGGAATGACCCACCGGGGTCTTGAGCGGGCCGAGGAGCGCCGCGTCCAGATCGCCAAGCTTATCCGACAGGGCCTGACCAACAAAGAGGTTGCTCAGATCGTCGGCGTCACCGACCGCACAGTCAACCGCGCCAGGGAGCGGAAAGGCCTGAAGAAACCCCAGCCTCCGCGGATCAGCGAGGAGACACTGTCGGCCGGCTATCAGATGCTCCTGGATGGGTGCTCGTACGCGGAGGTTGCCCGGACCTTGGGGCACTCGCGGGGTGCCTGGCGGAAGAAGTTTCCAGGTTTTTCATGGTCGCATGTCGAGTGCGGTCGCTTTCGCAAGCTGCAGGAAAGATACGAGGGACTGCTATGAGCGATCCAGTTGTTGAGGCAGTCCTCCGGGCCATTCCCCCGCTATGCGATGGACATCAGCCGACGGCATTGATGGCGGCGGCGGCCCGGGAGGTCCTGAAGCCCATTCGGGCCAAGCACTACCCGGTTGCCTACGTCAATCGTCAGCAATGCTGTGTCACGTGCTTTGACGGGGGCGGTAAGCCGCACCTGTGGCCGTGTCCGGTTGCCCCGCTCATCTACTCATCCGAGGAGCTGCAATGACCGCCCTTCGCGAACCGCGCGACATCGCCAAACTCCCCGACGGGACAATCTTTCAAAGCGACCTCAATTGCCTGTGGGATCGCCGCCATGGGGGGCGGCGATGGGTTAAGCGTGGCGGCGGCGTCCAGGCCATTGACCCGGATCGTTTGACCGGCGTTTTTGAGTCCGTGCCCATCGCCTACTTCAAAGACCCCTTGCCCGCAAAGGTTGTGTCATATGGCTGAGTTCGGCTGCGCTCGTTGCGACGCACGATGGGGCGGGGTCCGCACCGCCCATTGCGGCAGTTGCCATGAGACATTCTCGGGATTGTCTGCATTCGAAATCCACCGCGCAGGCTCTCACTCCAAAGGGCGTTATTGCCTAGACCCCTCTACGGTAACCAACGAGAATCCCGATTCCGCTGATTACGGCGAGAAGCTGTTTAAGAGGTCGGCGCGCGACTACCCCTGCTGGTCTTTGGCGGGGGATATGCCCGAATTCTGGAAAGAATCTTAACCGCCGCTCGACTAGGAGGGTTTCAAAATAGACGGATTCCTTTCCCGGATCGAGCCAAAGAAGGAAGCTCCTCCACGCCCGACCGGGCCGCTAGTCCCACCCAGTGATGCCTATACTGCCGCGGCCTTCAAAGGGGAGATCGACAACCTCCTCAACGCCGTGGAGGGCACAAGAAACTCCACCCTATTCCAGGCCTCCGCAAACTTGTCCGAGTTTGTCAACGCGGGAACCTTGAATGAAAATGTTGCCCGGGATGCACTGATGGATGCCGCCCGCCAGATCGGGCTCATGGATCACGAAATAGAAGCCACCATCGACTCCGGCTTCAATAAAACGGTGGGCAAGGCGCGGGCCGTGCCGGAGCGGAAGCTCTCGCTGGTGTCAGCGCCTCCGGAAGCGCCGAAGACCGCCCAGAATCCGGAGGCTCGGGTAATCGAAGCCGGGAGCCCGTGGGGCGACTACCCACCGGTCGATGCGGCTAACTGGATGTTCGACGACGATGACGCCGTCGTGGAACTCTGGGGTAAAGGCGACGACATCCTTTGGGCGGAGGGGGAGGCGCTCCTCATCGCCGGTGGCCAAGGGCTGGGTAAATCTACACTCGCTGGCCAGCTGGTGCGGGCCCAGTTGGGACTCCAGGCGGAGGTGCTCGGGCTTCCCGTGGCACCCGTTGAGAAGCCGATCCTCTATCTGGCGATGGACCGGCCACGCCAACTTCGGCGCAGCATGCGTCGACAGTTCAGCGAGGATGAGCGCGACTTGCTTTCGGGCAGGCTGATGATTCGCCCGGGTCCGCCGGTCATGGACATGGCCATCGACCCAACCCTACTGGTTCGGATGGCGGAAGCCGCCGGCGCGGGGGTTGTGTATGTCGACTCCCTGAAGGACGCTGCGGTGGGGCTCTCCACCGATGAGACCGGGGCCATGTACAACCGTGCCCGCCAGGCAGTGCTGGCAGCAGGGGTTAATTTATGTGAGCTACACCACGTTAAGAAGCCCTCTGCCGACTCTGCCGGGGGTGGTGTATCCGACGTCTACGGCTCCACCTGGATCACCAGCGGGGCGGGGTCGGTCATCACCCTTTCCGGCGAGCCCGGCGACCTTGAAGTCCGATTTCGGCATGTGAAATCCCCAGCCAACGAGGTCGGGCCCTGGAAGATCCACCTCGACCCCGATTCGGGCGCCTTCTCGGTTCGTCAAATCAACCTGTTGGTGTCGGTTCGCAACGCTGGCGTCAACGGACTCTCGGCCGAAGATGCCGCCATGGAGATCTACGAATGCCGGCGTCCGACAGCCAGCGAAAAGAAGAAGGCCGAGCGCCGGCTCAACGCCATGGTGGCCAAGGGCTTGCTCAAGCGGATTGAGGGCCGCGGCGGGGCGGTCTGGTTCCCGGTCGAAACAAGACTCGAAGAACCAAAACCCCTTGGAGATCTTTTCTAGCGGGCGCGCCGTCGCCCCAATTCTGGAGGCGATATGGAGTCATGCTGGCATTGCGATAGGGATGTGCATGAAGCCCCGCTAACCGAGCGGGTGGCCTTGATGTATGACACCCATTCTTTCGATCTGGAGTATTCGGCCGATGAAGATGATTCCAAGATTGTCTGCATAGGGTCCTATACAGAGGGGCCGCAGCGGGCGTCTCGGGCATGGAGGACGGGCAGTGACATCACGTCCTGGAAGGTCGTTTATGTAAATGGCGTAAAGCAGGGGGGCGCAATCCCCCTCTCCGGTGCTCCGGGGCCCAACTGGTACCCCATAGGTGCCTTTGTCGATGATGATGGGCCGAGTTTTATGCATGACAAGGGGTTCAGCCTCGCCCCCTGGCAGGAGACCTTGACGGCCGGGATTCTATCTTCCTGGGTCGCCTACGACGAGGCCTATAAGCCTGTCGAGTGCGACCTTCCTGAGGATATCCCGGAGATCAAATTCGGCCCGGAGAACTGGGTGCCGCCCATGGGTTATGACCCATATCCCGCCCAGCAATATTGGTCGGCACGCCAAAGTCTCCCCGACACGAGCTGGCAAGACATCCCCCTGCCCGATATGCCCAAATCCGATTACAAAGCGCTCGGTGAAGAGCTGAGCGAAAAACTCAACCCGAAGTGGAGCAAGATATGAAGACGTCAGAATTTGTTAGTCAGGCACGAGACGAGATTTACCAAGGGTGGACCCAGAACAGCTACCGCACCGACCAGGGCGTGTGCGTCCTGGGGGCCTTGGATCGCGTAGCCCTGCACAACCTCCACCAGGGCCCGGAGGAGACGGTGAAGGCCCGCGCCAAGGCCCAGAAGGAAATCGAGAAGATGGCCGAGGAGCTCTTCCCGGATGTCTGGAATGGCAGTATCCCGGCGCTCAACGACAGCTTCAGCACCACTAAGGACGATGTCCTAAATCTTCTTGACAAAACGACTATCGGGTTGGAAGAGCGCGGTGAGTAGGCGCAATCGCCGCGCGGCACTGCGGTGGATCTTCGTAATGCTTGCGTTCTTCGGCCTCACGGTGGCCTGCGCGCCCGAGCCCCGGGCTGACGACGGCGCGCCGGAAGGCGTGCGCATCCAGACCTTCGACATTCGGGCCGGATACTGCATCGTTGCCACCCATGACACCTCCCAGGGGGCATCCATTGCCATGTGGTGCACGAACTGATGATCCCCCGCATTGGCAGTAGGCGGTGGATCGCCTGGAAGCTGGTTCAACTGGCCGCGCGGATCTATGACGCCGAATACTACGAGCGACTGCTGATCACCAGCGGCGATGAAGAGCTGCTCGAGATCGTCATTATCGGCGATCTCTATGGCTGCGGGATATCCAGTACGCACGGGCTGAACCCGGGCGGCACCCGCGAACTTCCCAACTGCACCATCCACTGGGATGACGACTACAAACCGGATTGGCTATGACCGACACTCGGCATAAGTACAACCTGAAGCGCTGGATGATGCGCGCCCACTCCCTCGACCCCCCCAATGGAAAGATAATCCCCTGCGGGGAATGCGGAATAGAACTCACCGAGGAAACAGTCACCATAGGCCACTGGCCGGTGCCCGCATACCTCGGTGGGACATGGACCCGCAATAATGTCCGACCGGAGTGTTTCGAGTGCAACGCCGGCGAGGGCTCCGCGATGTCCAGACTCCCCGCGAAACTCGTGTGGGAGATTGTTTACGAGCGGGCCACCGGCTTCATCTACTTAGAAAAGATGAAGCGGTTGGGTTTAACACCGATCAAAGTGTCCCCGAATTTTGGAAAAGTCCACCGCAAAGCCGTAAAGATGGGCAAGGGGTGGGCGGCGATGCCCAAACATACCCCCTACCGCCCGCGGATGTGGCGGATATCAGGAGAATGCCTTGAAGAAAAAGCTGAAGGTAACCCTGTATTCCAGTGATAATGGAATCCGGAGCGCCATAAGGACCGCATTCAGTGGCGCGGGCTACGACCTCCTCGAGATCACTGATGCCTCCAAGGCTCCTCGGGTGGATCTCAACGAAGAGCAGCAGCCGGGGACGATCGGTCGCCTCCAACTCCCCGATCGCGTAGCCGCCGTGGTCACTAAGACCGGGCTGAACTCCTGGGTTGAGGG